GAGTCGTACATCGGCGCGGCCGCTGAGTACGACGGGGCCCTGAACAGCGGCAAGACGGTGCGGCTGTTGCCTGGTGAGAGCATCACGTCGCCGACGCCGGGCCGGCCGAACCCGAACTTCGAAGGCTTCTTCGGGGCGATGCTGAACCTGGTCAGCATGGGCCTAAACCTTCCGAAGGAGGTGCTGAGCAAGGCGTTCAACGCGAGCTACTCGGCGAGCCGTGCGGCGCTGCTGGACGCGTGGCATACGTGGAAGATTGAGCGCGAGTGGTTCGCATCGAACTGGAGCCAGCCGATCTATGAGGAGTGGCTGGCGGATTCGATTGCCCTGGGCATCATCGATGCGCCGGGCTTCTTCGCTGACCCGTTCGTGCGTGAGGCATGGTGCGGCTCGAACTGGGGCGGTGATGGCCCCGGCGCCCTGGACCCGCTGAAGGAAGCGCAGGCGGCAGAGAAGCGCATCAACGTGGGCATTACCACCCAGGCGGAGGAGACGGTGGCGTATGACGGCGGCGACTGGGAGGAGAAGACGCGGCAGCGGGTGCGGGAGATGAAGGTGCGCCGCGAGGGGGGCCTGGAAATTGAGGAGCCGCCGGTGGCGGGTGCTGCGGCCGCGCCGGTGGCTGAGCCGATTGAGCAGGAGGATTCTCCAGAGGATGAGCTCGAAGATCAGGATGAGCAGGATGATCCTTCAGATGATCCAACCGCTATTCTGATCTCATGACTGTTCTCGACATTCTGAACGCCCCCTGGGCGATCACCCCCCACAGACTGGAGCAGATCCACGGGATCTACGCAGCATGGGCGCGGGGTGAGTCGGTGGACGTGGCGGCAGTAGAAGCGAAGATTGGCCGCCCGCTGGTCAATGATCCGCAGGGGTACGAGGTGCAGGACGGTGCCGCGCTGATTCCAATGCGGGGCGTGATGGCCCCCCGCATGAACCTGATGACGCAGGTAAGCGGCGGCACCAGTACGGAGCTGTTTGTGCGGGACGTGCGGACAGCGCTCGAGGATCCATCGGTCCGGTCGCTGGTGATCATGGCCGACACCCCCGGCGGAGCAGTGGCGGGGACGCAGCGCGCCGCGGCAGCGGTGATGGCGGCGCGTGGGATCAAGCCCGTGGCCACCTACGTGGAAGGCCTGATGGCCAGCGCTGGCGTGTGGGTCGGCACGGCAGCGGATGTGGTGATGATGGAATCCGCCACCAGCCAAGCCGGATCGGTTGGGGTGGTCGCCACCCACGTGGATGTGAGCAAGCAGGAGGAAGCGCTGGGGGTGAAGACCACGGAGATCGTGGCGGGCACCTTCAAGCGTGCTGCTAGCCAGTACGGGCCGTTGACGGAGATGGGCCGGCAGGTTCTGCAGAACGAGGTGGACTATCTCTACGGGCTTTTCGTCAGTGATGTGGCGGCGCAACGTGGCGCGACTGTTGAGCAGGTGCTGGCAAGCATGGCCGACGGTCGGATGTTCATCGGCCAACAGGCTGTCGATGCTGGATTGGTTGACGGTATTGCTACACTCGAAGAGACCATTAACATTCTCGACGATCGTGCGGCATCCTTCAGTCGCACGGTGATCACCGTTCCGGCCGTTGCTTCTATGGACTCTCCCCCCATGACCCCCACTGCAGAGGCGGCCGCGTGGGCCGCTGATCACCCTGAGGCTGCCGCGATCCTGCGGGCTGAAGGTGCTGCCGCTGAATGCGAACGCGTTACCGCGGTGCGTTCGATGACCCTGCCTGGCCACGAGGCGCTGATTGAACAGCTCGCCACCGATGGCCGCACCACTGGCCCTGAGGCTGCGGTGCTGGTCAATGCCGCCGAACGGCAACGCGTCGCCACCGCAAAGGACCAGCGCATGACTGATGCCCTGCCCCCGGTTGCCTTTGCCCCGGCACCCACTGAAGCCGAGGCCGCCCCCGTCGCTCCGGTTGCGGTGGACCCGATCGCCCAAGGCGCCGCCCTCGGCGGTCGCGCTCGCGAGCTGATTGTCGCGGCAGAAGCCAAGGGCCAAAGCCTGTCCGTTCTCGCCGCCATGGAGCAGGCGCGAGCTGAACTCACCCCCGCCTGAGGACACCATGAGCCTTCGCAACATTGGTCTGGTCAAGACCTTCCTTGCCGGCGCCGCAATTCAACCGGCGCGGCTCGTCAAGTTTGACGCTGACGATCGCACCGTGATCCAGGGTGCCGCTGCCGCTGATGCCGTTTTCGGTGTGAGTGACGCCAACCCAATCAGTGCCGCTGCCACCGGTGAGCGGGTTGATGTCGCCATAGGCGGCATTGTTCCGGTGACCTACGGCGGCACCGTCACCCGTGGGCAACTGCTCATGAGCGACAGCACCGGCCGTGCCATTGCGGCAACAGCCGCTGCTGGCACCAACGTCCGCGTCGCTGGCGTTGCCATGGTGAGCGGTGTTGCCGGTGACATCGGAGACATCTCCCTGAGTCCTGGCTCATTCCAGGGTTGACCCTTTTCTCTGAGGAATGAATCATGGCAAACATGAATTTCCCGTTTCCCATCGATCCGGTGCAAACGGGAATCACGCTGGCGTATTCCAATCGCGCCTACATCGCCGACACTGTGCTTCCTCGTGTGCCTGTTGGCGGTAGGGAATTTGAGTACAAGCTGATCGGTCGTGATCAGATGTTCACGGTTCCCGAAACCTTGGTGGGCCGCAAGGGCCAACCCAACGAGGTGGAGTTTGGTGGCACCGAAACGCCGGCCAGCGTTCGTGATTATGGCCTCGATGATGTCGTGCCAAACGAGGACATCGAAGCGGCCGGGAACGTTCCCGGCTGGGATCCGATCGGTTTGGCCAACATGGGCCTTACCGAGCTGGTTGCCCTTGACCGTGAAAAGCGGGTCGCTGATCTGGTCTTTGGTCTGAACACCTACCCATCGAGCAACCGCGCCACCCTGAGTGGCACGAGCCAGTGGTCGGACTACACCAACTCGGACCCCTACACCGCCATTCAGACCGCTCTGGATGGAATGCTGATGCGGCCTAACATCGCCGTGATCGGTCGCCTTGCATGGTCGCGGCTTCGGGTTCACCCGAAGATCACCGCCGCCCTGGCGCCTTCCAGTAATGGCAACAGCGCAACGACCAACGCAGCTGGCGCCCCTGCCGGCACCCAAGCGCTGGCCGACCTTCTGGAGCTGGATGCCATCTACGTGGGCGAAGGTTGGGTCAACACGGCCAAACCTGGTCAGACGGCCACTCTTACCCGCCTGTGGGGTAAGCACATGGCGTTTCTGCACCAGAACCCTGCCGCCAGCATCCGTGGCAATGCCATCACCTTTGGCATGACCGCGCAGTACGGCACTCGGGTGGCTGGGTCAATCCTGGAGCCGAAGGTTGGCCTTCGTGGCGGCCAGCGGGTGCGCGTTGGCGAAAGCGTCAACGAGATCATCATGGCCAGTGATGTCGGCTACTTCTTCCAGAACGTGGTGGCCTGATCATGTCTCAGTCCTACACGGTCCTGAGCGCCGTCGACCACGACGGGACGCGCTACGAGGAGGGGCAATCCGTTGCCCTTCCCGAGGAGGCTGCCGCCGCCCTGCTGGCGGTTGGTGTGGTCGAGCAGGCGGAAGCCCGCAAGCCCAAGCAACCTGGTGCCGCTGATGCCGTTCGCTGAGGATCAATCGATCTTCCTTGCGGACTTTGGCCTGCCCGTTGTCGCCAATGGCGTCAGCGGGCTTGGCATTTATGACGCCCCTGGCGAGTACGTGGGAAGCGATGGGATGATGATGCTGAGCGACCCGACGGTGCGGTGCCTGGGTTCGCTGGTCGTTGGGTTGCAGTACGGCGACACCATCACGGTCAACGGTCTCACCTACAGTGTGCGGGAGAACCGGCCGCTGTTCGATGGGATCTGGAACCAGGTGTTTCTTACGGGGCCGATCACCGTGGCAGGCGGGACTAGGATAATCACGCAGTCAGGCCTGGCCCTGATGACGCAAGACGGCCGCTACCTGGTGATTCAGTAATGGCAGAGACCACGATCACCGACCTGCCCAACGCGGCGGCGCTCACAGGGACTGAGCGGGTGCCGATGGATCAAGGCGGCACCACCGTTGACGCAACCACGGCTGCGATTGCTGCCACCCTGCCAGACGCGACAACAACCACGGCTGGCAAGCTGTCGGCAGCGGATAAAGCCAAGCTGGATTCGATCACGGTTGATCAGGCAAGAATTATCCGATGGTATGTACGGAATGAAACAGGGGTAACGATTGCCAAAGGGATCCCGGTTTATGCGATAAATACCAATGGCGTAACTCCTACGATTTCGCCGGCTGATGCGTCAACGGAAGAGACGGCAGCCCGGACGATTGGAATAACGCAGGAGTCTATTGCCCACCAAGACTACGGCTGGGTCGTAGAAGTTGGCCCGCTGGATGGCATTAGCACGTCAACGCTGACCCAGAACGCGATCATCTGGCTGAGTGAGACCACCGGCCAGATGACGACCACCAGGCCTACACAGCCTGCGCATGGCGTTGTGCTGGGCTACTGCGTCAAGCAGGCAGCCGGCACTGCAGGCATCATCTACGTCAAGGTCGACAACGGCCTGGAGCTGGCGGAGCTGCATGATGTGCTGCTCACCGGGGCTGCGCCTGGCGTCAGCCTGCTGGGGCTGGATGTGGATGGGCTGTGGAAGCCCAGGACCGTAGACGCGGCTTCCGTCGGCCTTGCCGCTGGCCTTGCTATCTCCCTTGGATAACCACAAATGAAAATCCTAACAACTGCCTACGCCTTTAACGCAATCTCCAAAACTATCACATTTTCGGCGCCAATACCGGCGACGATTAGTGACTTGCTTTTGGTCACAAACTCAACCAGGGGGGTTATTTATTTTCTTCCCCAAAACGGTTTTAGCGGTACTTACTCTGGCGGAGTTCTTACCCTTGCCGGATCTGTAAGCACGGCCGGCCATGCCGATACGGATAAGCTGCAAATCTTCATGGAAGACGGCAGCACACCCTCTTCGGCAACGGGTCAGGCATCTCAGCTAATCGAACTGCAAGCGATCAACGCGGACCTGGGGGCGCCAACCGATGCCCCGGCGGATAGCCCCACTGCAACGGCCGGGATCGGGCCGCTCCTCCGCCTGGGCCTGCAGGGCCTGGCCACGGCGCTCACGAACTGGACGACGCTGCTGGGGAGGATCCCCGAGCTGAACAACGGGGCGGTGCCTGTGCTGGCTTCGCTGGACACCACCGACCTGGTGCCGCCCCTGCGCCAGCTTGTCGCCATGGCCACAGCACCTGCAGGGTTTGACCGCAGCCTGGGCCGTCAGCGTGGAACGGCTATCATAGAGTCTGGAACCATCACAACTGTTTCGACTGTTTCGACGGTAACTTCACTCGGTACCTGCACAACCGTGGGAACGGTTGGCGACCAAACAAGCATAGGTGGCCGCCCCGCCCAAATGCTCATCAACCAGACCAACATAAGCGCGTGGGCTCAGTCTCACCGTTCCCTAATCTCCTGAGGTGACCCATGGCCAACAACTTTAAGAAAGGAATCGACCGAATGATGTGGGTGCAAAGCTCCCCGTCGCCGAACGCGCACGCTGCTGGAATGTCGATGGCGTGCGATTTGCGCAACGACAGCACGCGCAATCCTTTCGTCTACTCGTTGCATAGTAACGCGCTACTCAATCGTTACAACTGCATCACCAAGGCGTGGCAGGTCGCCAGCACGGCGCCTCTTACCTCCGGCACCTTTGGCGCGGGAAGCACCAGTGCGTTTGCCCCTAGCTTTGGCGCGGTCGGAACCATCGCCGCTGGCGCTACTTCTACCAGTGTGACACTTAGCACGGCGCTGGCTACTGCCGTAGGCGTCAACATGCTGGCCAATCGTGGCGGCAGCGGCGAGCTTGGTTTCCGCCTGCGCATCATTGATTCCGTGGCAGGCAAAACAGAGGAGCGCTGGATTACTGGCAACACGGCGGGCACTACGCCAACGATTAACCTTGATGTGGCTCTTACGTTTACCCCTGCCACAGGCGCACGCTACGAGCTGCTATGTGGGCGCTTGTTTATGCTAGGCGCCGGCACCGTTGCGGCTGGCATATTCCGCACGTTCGAGCCAGCTACCAACACGCTGGCAAACCGTGGCACCACCAACCTGCCGGCAAGCATCACAACCGACAGTGCAATGCTTGTGCTGGATGAGCTGTACGTCCCCTTCGATCACAAGCCTGGCGAAGGGTTCATCAAGGGCACATACGACACCGATACGGCAGGTGGTGTACGCCTCGCCATCATTGCCACAGGATCGGCGGCTAGCACCATCACAGGCCGCGCCAGTGGTGGTGATGCTGTAGTAACAGCGAACGAATATCGCAATTTCCAGATTCGCATTGTCGAAGATACCCTTACCCCTGCTGCCGTTGGTCAGCGGCGCATTATCGCCAGTCATACGGCAGGCCCCAGCCCGGTCTACACCCTGGGCACTGCATGGACGACCACACCAAGCACTAGCGCCAAGTTTGTTATCGAGCTACCCAATCTGCTGGTGTTGCGCACCTCCGTAACAGCAGTTACTTACACCTATAACTACAGCGACGCCACCATAAACAACGGCACTAACAGCATTACAGCCGACGCATGGTCCAATGCCTACTTTGTGGCCGGTCCTACTACGAATGCTGTGGGGAATCTATGGGCCCCCGGTTGGGGTGTCCAGCCAGACCCTGGGCGAAACGCCCGCCATTCCCATCAATTCTTCTTTCGTGGTAACTCGACCACGCTTGATCTGTTCGACATTGCGGGCGGCACTACAGGGTCGTGGACAGCTGCTGTTACCTATGACGGCAACAGCAACTCTTTCGTCGTAGGCACTACGGGCGCCTACAGCCCGTTCGGGGAAGAGGGTAGGTTCACTTATGTGAACGTGTACTCGGCTGGTGCTATCAATCAGATCTATAGATTCGATTCCGCTAACCGCGTCCTTTCTCCCTACACTCCTACCGACTTCATTCAGGCGGGCACGGCGGCACAGGGCGGGCGGATGGCGGCCTATGCGGTCACCGACGGCGCCGACACCTACGACGTTGTGCTGCTCCAGTCGCACCTTTCCACGATCAGCCAAGAGCTGATCCCACTCGTTTGAGGATGACACCATGACCATCAACGAACTCATCGGCTACGCAGAGTCTCGCCTCACAACCCTCAATCAGATGCGGAATACGGCGGTGCAACAGGGAAACCTGGATTTCATCGCCAGGATTGACGATGAGATTGCCCAGACCGAAGGCACACTTGTGAAGCTTCGTTCGCTATGACCACCCGCACCGAACAAATCCTCGAGCACCTCACCGGCACCACCACCGGCGGGGGAATCCTCGGCACGGCGGCTGGTGTCAGTGGCCGCGTGTACCGCGACCGTGCCGAAGCGTTCGCCCAGCAGGAGCTGCCCGCCTTGGCAGTGTTCCCGCAACGGGATGAGCCGACGACTGAGTTCAGCACCTGCCGGACCCGCTGGGTGCTGACCCTCCACGTCTTTGTGGTGATCAGTGGCGGCCCGGTGTCAAGGCTGGCCGACCCGATCCGCGCCAGCATCCACTCTCTGCTGATGGCCGAGAAAACCCTCGGCGGCCTGGCGATGACAGTTCGCCCTGGCCCTGCGCAATGGGAGCCGGACAAGGGGAATGATTCGCCTGGCGTGTTGGACCTGACCTATCAGATCGAGTACCTTACTGATCAAGACGATCTCACCCTCTGATGGCTAGTAGAATCCCAGAGCCCATTATCGTCCCGCCTCCCACTGGCCCTGGCTGCTACGAGCGGGAACCCAACGAGACGGACTGGCGGCGCGTCGACGACCACGCCGCTAATACCACCACCCCAGACCCCGAACCGGAGGTAACCGACCATGCCGATCCTGATGCAACGGGGTCTCTTGACCTACAAGGCGGAGACGGTGTACGGGACGGCGCCGGCTGATCCGTTCATCGCCGTTCGCACGCTTCGCGACCCAGAGCTGACCCCCCTCGAAGGGGACGATCTGGCGCAGGAAGAAGTTCGGCCGTACCTGGGCAACGACAACACCCGGCTGATCAACAAGCGGGTGATGCTCAGCTTCAGCGTCTACGACGGCAACAGCGGCACCGCTGGCACCGCTCCGGCCTACGGCGGGCTGCTCATTCCCTGCGGCATGAACCAGGCGCTGGTGGCCACCACGAGCGCGACCTACTCGCTGGTGAACACCGCCGACCCGGCGAGCGTCTCGATGCGCTGGCACCAGGACGGGATGCGCCACCAGCTCACCGGCGCGTTTGGTACCGCCACCTGGCGCCGTACCGCGGGCGGCTACCCGGTGATCGACTTCGAGTTTCAAGGCCTCTACAGCCAGCCGACCGACACCGCATTCCCGACGCCGATCACCTGGGCGAACCAGCGGGATCCGCTGGAGGTGAGCGCCGCCAACACACCCCTGGTCACGATCAACGGCGTGGCGCGGTGCCTGGCTGAATATGAGTTTGCGCTGAACAACACCATTACCTTCATGAACTATGCGGGTTGCACCGAGAAGTTCGTGATCACCGATCGGAAGCCGACCGGATCGATCCAGGTTGAAGACGTGGCCATCGCCACCCAGGACATCTACAGCCTGGTTGCCAACTCGACGAAGGTGCCTATTGTGGTGGGCCACACCGGCGGCCCGGCCGGCAGCAAAATTGGCCTGACCACCACCGGCAACATCCTCGGCAAGCCGAGCTTCAACAACCGCGACAATGTGCGGTTCGTCACCCTGCCGTTCACGCCAACCTCGGCGGATGGCACGTCAGAGATGACGCTGCTTTACACCTGATCACCCGGCCGGCTACAGTCGGCTTTCGTCCCCTTCTTTCCCAAACATGGCTTTCAAGCTCAAGCAATCGACTTCGTACAAGTGGCCCGTCTCTCTCGTCATCCCCGTGGATGGCGGGAAGCGGGAAACCCATACGTTTGACGCGTGCTTCAAGCGGCTCCCTCAGTCTCGAATCGACGAGATTCGTCAGCTTGCCATTGCCATCGAGCGCGGGCGAGCTGACGAAGAGGAAGCCAATGAAAGGCAGATGGTCTCAGAGATCCTCGTAGGCTGGGATGGTGTCGTGGATGACGACGGCGAAGCTGTCGTGTTCTCGGTCGCCGGGCTAGCAGAGATGCTGGAAATCCCAACGGTGGCCAACCAGATCCTGCGCGAGTTCTTCAACTCACTCCAGTCTGAGAAGAAGCCCGGCAAAAGGGGAAACTAATCAGCATCGCTGAACACTGGTTCTACGGTGACAGCGATGCTCAGCGGCGACAGCAGCAAGAACAGCAGGAAGCCAGCGCCAATGCGCTAGGGGTGGTGGGGCTTCCTGCTGTGAGCACACAATCCGTGGACTGCGAGGTGTGGCCGGAGCACTGGGAGTCCCTCGACGTCTTCCTGCTGTGCCAGGAGCAGTGGATCAGCGTGGGCGAAATGTTCATAGGCCTAGACCTGGACCGAGTGTTGCAGGCGGCTAGGATGTGCAGAATCAAGGACCTGCGCCAGCTATGGGAGGACGTTCAGGTTATCTCTCAGCGTGCGGCCAGCCTGCTGAACGAAGCTCGAAACAAGGGAGAGTGAGACCGTGAACCTAGACGCCCTTCTGCGGATCAAGGCGACGGTTTCTGGTGTTGGTGAGGTTCGCAACCTACAGAGCAGCTTGGCCGGCGTGGAAGACGCGGCACGCAGCGCAGCAAAGGAAATCAAGGAGACCAGGGAATCCAGCAGTAATTGGCGTGCGTCTGCTTTATCAATCACCGCCATGGGCGCGGCTTTGATTGCCGGCAGCAAAGCCGCAATCGATTTCGAGTCTTCAATGTCTGATGTCCGCAAGGTGGTTTCTGGCCTGGATACGCCAAAGGCGCTCGGAGAGATCAAGAACGAAATCCTCGAGCTTTCCAGCCAGATGCCGATTACGGCGCAGGGCTTCACTGAGATATATGCGGCAGCAGGCGCCAGCGGGATCGCCAGGGGCGAGCTGAGAGAGTTCTCGGTGTTGGTGGCCAAGGTCTCAACCGCCTTTGACATGACGGCACAGGAGGCCGGTACGGCCCTGGCTCGTATGCGCGTGTCGCTGGGGCTGACGACCAAGGAGGTTGCATCACTGGCTGATGCGATGAACTACGTCTCGGACACCAGTGGGGCCAGCGCGGCGGGGCTGGTGGACTTTATGACGCGCTCAGGCTCTGTCGGCAAAATTGCGGGACTGACGGCGCAGGAAACGATGGCCTTTGGTGCTGCCATGCAGCAAGCAGGCGTCGATACGGATATTGCCGCAACCAGTTTTAATAACATGATCAAGGCTCTTTCTGCCGGGCGCAGTATGACGGATCGGCAAGTGAGTGCGCTTAATGCGCTGGGCTATGCGTTCCGCCCTGTTATTGCCGGTGAGCAAGATTTTACCAGGGAGGTAGAAGAGCAAAGCCGCGAGCGGCTAGAGATTGCTGATGAAGAAACTCAAAAGCTGATCCGCGAAATTGATGAACGCTATGCGCGAGTGAAACAGACGCTGCAAGATCAGTGGGAGGATGAACGCGACTCACGGGAGCGGGCGATCAACCAAGCAGCGGATCAAGAATCACGAGCCTTGCAGCAGCGCGAGGGAGACGCCAGGAAGAGACTGAGCGATTACTACGAAGACCAGCAGCGGATAGAAGAGCAGGGCATCCGCGACCGCTACAAAGCGCTCACCCGCACCGCTACGGATGAAAACCGGCAGATGCTCGACCGGCGGATGGACGACGAGATGAACGCGCTCCGCCGCCGGTATCGAGACATCCAAGATGCAGAAATGCAAAGACTGGAAGACGGCTTTGATTCTCAGCGGCGAACGCTGCAAGACGGATTAGACGACAGGCTGAAGATTGAACGCCGCGCCGCTCGTGACCGCGAACAAGCGGAAATCCAGGCAATCGAAACGAAAGAACAAAACGAGCAAAACTCTATTCGCAAGCAACAGGAAGCGTTCGAAAGAGCAGAAAAAGACAAAGTTGATACCTTCAAGAAAAACCGGAAACTTGCAGAAGAAGAGCAAAAGAAACAAGGGGAAGCGGCGGCAGATGCTTGGAAACTTAGCTTTTCAGAGCGACTGCAGCAGGACGGATCAAAGTTCTTGATTGAGATTCTCGGCAAGATTAGCAAGCTGCCAGCAGCGGAACAGACGTCCGTGATGAATGATCTGTTTGGCGGAGAGGCCAGGGGCCTGCCGCAGTTGATCGGCAATATCTCAGAACTGGAAAGGGTGCTCAAAGCGTCAACTGATGCGATGGCCTCGGCTGGTTCAGTGAACAGGGAGTATGGCATTCGTTCCGCAACAACCGCTAACCAGATCACCCTGCTTGTTAATGATGTTTACAGGCTTCGCGTTGCGCTTGGCGAAGCATTGAAGCCAACGCTAGACGTACTGATTCCCGTGTTGCGCTTCTTTGTCGGCGGGCTGGCAAGCGTCACGCAAGCTACAAGCGTTTTAATTAACCACTTTGCAAGGGTTACCGTATTCGGCAAGATCTTTACTCCGTTGATTGTTGGCGCTGTCGGGCTTGCAAGTGCCATCAGCGGTATTTTTTCGCTTGCTGTTCTGACAAAGATGGGAGCAGGCTTGAAAATCCTTGCTTTCTTGCCTGGCCCGCTTCGGCTGGTGGCGGCTGCCTTCGGTGTGCTGGCTGTAGCTGCAAGCCCACTGGGCCCGATCCTTAACGCTGTCGTGATCGCCATCACTGCGTTCCAGGTTGTTAAGTTTGGAATCGGGATTATCGCTGGCATGAAAGCGGCCGGCGCTGCAATTGCTGGCTTTGCCGGAATCGTTGGACCTGCAATGGCTGCCGCTGGTGTGGCCCTGACCGGCTTTGTGACATTCCTCACCGGCACCATTGCCCCGGCACTGATCGCCTTCTTCACTGGCCCCGTGGGCTGGACCGTCCTTGCGGTGGCGGCAGTGGTGGCGATGGCCATTGCGTTCCGAGAGCCCATCTTGTCGTTCCTGACTTGGCTGGGGCAGACCATGAAGGACGGCTTTGACGCCGCGTGGAAACTAGTAAAAGATCTGACTTCTGTCGCCGTGACATGGCTCGAAGATAAGTGGAAAGAAATCGGGAAGGGCTTTGACAGCTACGTGGTCAAGCCGATCACGGACGCATGGAACGGGCTAACTCGCCTGCTGCCAGACGCCATGCAAACCGCCGCCGATGCTGTTCGGTCAGTGTGGGAAGGTGTGGTTAATGGCATCCGATGGGCGTTTAACTCAGTGATCGGATTTGTTCAGATTGCTGTTAATAACCTAGTTTCACAGATGAATGAATTGCTAGTATATTTCAACCGTCTTATGGGTGGCTTTCCTGGTGGCCGTATGCAGGCCGGCATGATCCCGGAAGTGGACATCCCCCGCTTTGCCGCCGGCGGCTACGTCACCCGCCCCACTCTGGCGATGATCGGCGAGGGCGGGGAGCCTGAGCACGTTGTCCCTCGGTCGAAGGTGGTCAGCTTCTCGCGTGCGGTGTTGAGCGGCGCCACTGGAGCATCGGCGCTGTCTGGCGGGACCTCAATGCGCCGAACCTCCGGCGGTGCTGCTTCCATGGTCCGCCAGGGTGGGGGCGGCGCTCGTGGCATCACGATCAACACCCGCGTCGACAAGGTGATCCGCCAGGACGGCGAGGATCGCGTCACCCTGGCCCAGCTGCAAACCGCAGCCAGCGACGCCGCCCGCCAGGCCGTGGCCCAGATGGATCGCAACATGAAGTCACCCACCTACCGGCAGAGGCTGGGCATCCGATGATTCAGCACGCGACCTTCCTCCGCCTGTGGGAGCCGAGCACCAACGCCACCGGGCTGGCCTTGCAAAGCTTCTACCGGCAGGGTCCGATCGTGATCGGGGCTGACTCCTACCAGTTTCTTGACTTCACCGTCGACGGCCTGGCGAACACCGGCACCGCCGACCAGAACGAGCTGACCCTGACCTTCCCAGGCCTCACGGCAATCTCTACCGCCGCCGATGACGCCATGGCGGAGGGCTGGCTGGCGACCATCACGGTCTACCAGTTCGACCAGGCGGCCCGGCCCGACACTCCCCCGGCCGGCCAGGTGGTGCTGCTCACCGCCATCGGCGAGGTGACAGGTGGCAGCGAGGATTTTCCGGCCACCGTGACGATCACCGTCGGCTCTGCCCTGGAGTCGTTGGGCGCCCAGGTACCGCCCCGCCGGTTCACCTCCGCCCTCGTGGGCACCCCCTGCCGTCTCTGAGCCATGACCGGATCTCCTGCTGTTGCTGTCCCCACGCTCGCCGCGCAACGGCGCCAGGTGATCAGGAACGATGGCCTGGCGGTGCGGGCGGACCTGAACGGCCAGCAGACAGCGCTGGAGCTCGGGCAGGCGATCCCGCTGGTGATCGGCAAGAGGACGGGCGCTACAGGTGGTGTGCTGATCAGCCCGCCCGCGGCGGAGTGCAGGTTCACCAACGACGAGGCGAACCGCGTAACGGCCTCCTACCTGCTGGTGCTGGCTGACGGCCAACTGGGCACGATCGCCGCAAGCGACGCCTACCAGGGCGACAGCCAGCTGTTAGCAGGTGAGATCACCCAGGCCTATGGCGCCAGGGCCGCAAGCTGGGCGCCGGGAAACTTCATTCAGCAGCGGTTCTCAGTCACCACCGCCAGCCGGGTCGAGACCGAGGAGGGCAGGGCGATCGGCGCCGGCGCCTTCCTGGACCTGGCCGGCTTCACCAATGCCGAGTTGGCTGCGCACATCGATGAGCAGGTGGCGACGGTCTCGATTCAGAGCAGCGGCAACTACGTCACCAGGTTTGAGATCGACGTTCAGAAGACGATCAACTGGCCGACGGCGGGGCGGATCAAGGCGTACAAGGGGCCGTATGGAAGCATCAGCGTTTCGACGGAAGGGGGAGGAGGCGGTATCAGCTTCCAGCCGCCAACGGTTTCCTACTACGAAAGCCTGGCCTGGAACGAGGGCAGCGACCCCACGGCCGGTCCCACCGGATCGGGCGACACCCCGCAAATCCTGCAGTACGGGATCACTGGGTACCAGATATGGTGGACCGCCCCTAACCAGTGGCTGATCGATCGCGCTGCTGCCGGCCGGTACCTGTCGACCGCTCAGTACGAGGTGACCCGACCGGCTTCCACTGAGCCCTATGGCGACATCGACTTCCAGCTGATCGAGACGATCAACGGCGCATTCCTGCTGCCGATCACCGGGGCCTATGGCGCCTATGACGGGACCTACTACTCAACGATTTACGGCGGGCTGCCCTCGGTTTCGTACACCATCACCATCACCGAAGAGAACAGCGAGCCCCTACCCAAACCCGAAGCCACCCTCTACTGCGGCACCGGCGGCGGCACCTACTCAGGGCTGACGACCGTCTCGCTGGTCAAGACGTACCCCGCCGGCGACACCGGCTGGCAACGGCAAGCGCATTTTTTCATCCGCAACGGCCAGCCGATCCACCGCCTGATCGAAGGCACCCCCGGCGCGACGAACCTGTTCCCGGACGTGGCCCATCATCTGCTGATCGCCTCCGGCCGGGTGCCGTCTCAGCTGATCGACGTGACGGGCCTCACCGCCGCCGCTCGCTTCTGCTCCGTCAACGGCATCACGTTCGATGGCGTGATCGCCAACCCTTCGAACGTGCGCGAATACCTGAACCTCCTCGCGCCCATGCACCTGCTGCGCGTGACCGATCGCTGGGGGATGCTCGGCCTCCGCCCGGCCCTGCCGGTGACCGTCGCCCACGCGATCAACACCAGCCCGCTCACGCCAGTGATGACGTTTGACGAATCGAACAGCAGCGGCTTTCAAGTCACCCGCCGGCCCATCTCCGACCGCAAGCCCTTCGCCGCCCTGGTGCTGTGGCGCGACCAGCCGGAAAACGATGTCGGCGTCACCCAGGCCACTGAGGTCCGGTACGCGGGCACCGCCATCGATGGCCCCTACGAAGACCTCGACGGGTCCGAGTTCATGACCCGCGAGCTCCACGCCGTCCGGGCCGGTGCCCTTCGCCTGGCCCAGCGGCGGCACATCACCCATGACGCCTCGTGGGTTGTGGTTCCGACCCCGCAGATCGCCGCGCTACGGGCCGGCGACATCGTGCGGATGGACAGGGCGCGCAACCCAGTTCTTGGGGCCCCTGACGTGTGGTCCTACCTCTACGAAATCGAGACCATCAGCGGCCCGCTGTTGGGGCCGTGGACGATTCAGGCCTCACACCATCCGGTCAACGACGCAGGCTCCAGCCTCCTGGCGCTGGAGGTGGCCGGGGCAGCTGTTGCCTAGGTGATCTAGACTGCCCGGACTGAGAACGCCAGCGCCGTGGCAGCCGTCAACTTCTACACCTTCGACGCATTCTGGACGGAATTTGCGAAGGGCAAGACGGGCACCATGTTCGACCTGACGGCGGACACCCTTTCGATCTACCTAAGCAATGCCGCGCCCAACCGCGCCACTCATGCAGTGAAGGGTGACCTGGCTGAGATCACCGCAAAGAACGGCTACACGGGGATGATCGACTGCACGATCACCAGCCGGGGCATCTCTTCCAACGCCTACCGCATCGTCGCCAACGACATCGAGCTGACCGGCAGCACCGTGACCGACGGCACGGGCTTTGGGCCGTTCCGCTACGCCATCCTCCTCAGCAAGAGCAGCAACGCCACGGACGCAAACCGGCGGCTCATTGGCTACTGGGCCTATCCCAGCACGATCACCGTGCCGAACCTCGGCATCTTCAAGTTGGACTTCAGCGCCACCGACGGGATGCTGCGGCTACGGTCGGCCACCTAACTCATGGCCGAATATCCGGCGATCACTCCAGATCAGCGCTCCTATTCCCTGGGTCGCATCCCCTACGCAGAGCACGTCGGCGCGTCTGGCGTCGCCTACCTCTCCCGCATTGGCACCCTGGCGGTTGGCCAGACCCTGGAACTGCCCTACGACAACCGGCCAGGGGCGGAGCTGGCCCAGATCGTGGATCACCACGAGACTCAGCACGGCGAGCCGTTCACTCTGCCGGCTGCCATCTGGTGCGGGCACACGGGCGGCGACGCCATTGCGGACGTAACGCTGCGGTGGGTCTACGCGGCCGCGCCAGAACCAGAACCAGCGGGCAGCGGGCGCTTCTTCCGGTTGACGGTTTCACTCCTGGCGGTGGGCGTCTCGATTGGCCCCACCGTGTCCGGCCCGGTGCTCTCGGGTGGTGATGCCGAATCAATCATCGGCGCCGCCCTGCCGGCCTTGCCGCCGCGGCCTACCCCGATCCCGGACCCGGACATCCTGCCGCCCACCATCGTGCAGACCCCCTCCGCTGATGGCCAGCTACCGGCCGGTGAGGGGATCGCCGAGGGGGCCATTGAGATCCGGTTCTCCACCAACGGCCTACCCGATCCGGCCGAGGGGATCGCCGATGGAGTGGCAGACCTCACCTACACCGCGCCGCCCTGATGGCTGACTTCCCCACCGGCATCCGCTGCTCCTCCATCGTCTGGCTCCCCGGTAGCCAGCCGCTGGTGGATCAGCGCAGCGATGCCGGCAACTACAAGCCAGTGGCAGGCGTGAACCGTTCCGCGCCATGCCGGATTCGCGTGGCGTTCACGAACATCACCCGGGCGAACTTCCAAATCATCCGCAACCACGCGATGGCGGAGGGCAACACCGGATCCTGGCTGCTCCCGCCTCAGCTGCTGGACATCGATGATCCGGTCTCCACCTGGAGCAGCAAGCGGTGGCGCTATCTCACGATCCCCCAGGCGCTGGACACCACCCTTGACGTTCACTCGATTGAGTTCGAGCTCGAGGAGGTGCCGGCCCTGCTGTGGATCGATCGGATCGTCATGCGCGCCAAGCCCGGCAACCTGGAGGCGGGCTCGACCGTGACGATGATCGGCCCCGATACCCTCCCAACCATCTGGTCCAGCCGGCTCACCACTACCAACAACGTGAGCAGCGGCGCCTACCGCAGCTGGGGGAACATCGCGGTGGACGAGTCCGACGGCAGCAGCTACCAGGCCTTCTGGTTCGCCCCCACCGGTTCCACCTTCTCGCGGGTGGTGGTGGTGAAGCGCACCGATTCCGGTGTGATCCTGTGGCAGCGGTGGACCACCAGCGGTATCGATGGCGTCAACGCTGGCGTTGACAGCTACCCGCCAGCGGTGGCGATTCTTAGCGGTGGCGGGTGCGTGGTGGCCGTTCGCCGGAACACCAGCACAACCGCGACAAGCGCCACCCACGCTTGGTGTCTGGAGGCCGATGGTTCCATTCGTTGGCAGCGTCAGTACACGCTGGCGATCAGCGGCCCGGCGCAGCTATGGCATAACGCCGGCAGCGGCGAGATCATCATGGGCACAACCGCCCGCAACACATCCTCCCAGCTGGTGCCGACCCTGGTGCGGTTCAGCGCTACGAATGGCGACCTGATCAACGCACACCGCTACACGGTCGACAGCGCAGCAACAGAGTTCCGGCGGATGGTCGTGCTGGGCGATGGATCAATCCTGTTCCTTTGCCGTCGCAGCGACTGGAACACCGCCGCCAGTATTCGCTCTTACCTGGTGAAGGTCACGTCAGCATTTGCGGTCTCAACCGTCAGCGCCTACGGCTCCGCCCTGGCTACCGGTGCGACGAGATTTGACAGCGAAATGATTGTGCTACCTGATGGCGGGTTGCTGCTGGGCACTGAAGGCAGCACGATCAGCGGGTTCCCTCTCACTCTTGGACTTCTAAGGGTGTCAGCTACCTACGGAGTGTTGAACCACTACGTCTACCCGAGGACAAGCGGCGGATTCCTTGCGCGCTACGAGTACCTTACGGCGGGCTTTGACGTCAATGGCAACGGCTGGCTGGTGACTGATGATGCCTGGTCTTTTACAGGCAGCTCAGTCTCAATCCTTGCCACCAACACCGAGGCGACGGGCCTCGACTACCTGACCGAAGCTGAAACCGAACTTGACCCCAACCTCCAAACTGACATCCTCGGATCGAACCGGTACCAGGTGGATCCCTCCCGCCAGCGGCTGGTGGTTCACGCAAGCGGGGGGTTTGACGCGTCCTACAGCTGCATCGCAGAGGGCTGGGCGCTACGGCAACCGACCACCACACTGGCGCTCGACATCGGCGGTGGCCGGAACCTGCAAGGCCTGACCACTGATCCGGCGCCCGGCTCGGTCGGTAGCGGGCCCACGGTCACCCGCACCATCGTCAGCGCCGCTGCCACCACCCTCACCGGCACCGCATCGACGGCGACGCTGACGATGGCGGACGCAGCGAGTTCGCTATCCTGGTCCTACACCAGGGTGATCGCGTAGGACCGATGCCGGAAGAGGAGCGCGTATCACACGGCGACATATTGCGCGCCATCGGCCGGCTCGAAGGCCGGCTTGACGACATCCACCAGACCATGGGGAACAACCGCGGGGACATCGGCGAAGCATTCAAGCGAATCGGAATTGCTGAACAGCGAATCGCCCAAGGGGTGATCATTGCGGCGGCGATCAGCCTGATCATGCCGATTGCCGTAGCGGTCTTGTCGCCTCGTATTGAGTTCGGGCCTGATCACCCCACGCCATCGCTACGCCATACGCCATGAGCAACACCGCCCCTCTCAGCCTGGCCCAGTTGTGGCGCCACAAGGCAGCACCCGGCACCGATGCCGCCGCCCGGCAGGATGCCGCGATCACAGAGCTTGAAGCGGAGCTGAGGACGGGCCGCCCCTACGTCGACGTGATGCGCCGTTCCGAACCCTGGTTCCTCACCTGGAGCACCGGCGGCAAGCAGCCGGCAAAGCAGATTCTGAAGGTGCCCTATTTCAGCCAGAACGACAACGCATCCGGCACCGGCTACCGCGAGTGCTTCTCCAGCAGCTGCGCCATGGTGGCGGCCTACTACGGGAAGATCGGATCAGACGACGCCTACAACAAGGTCCGTCGGCAGTTCGGTGATACGACCGATTCCAACGCGCAGATCGCCACCCTTCGCCACCTGGGCCTGACCGCCCGGATGGTCACCAACTGCACCGCCGCCTGGCTTGAGGCGGCCATCACTGCAGGCCGGCCTACCCCCGTGGGCTGGTTGCATCGGGGCCCATCCACGGCGCCCACCGGCGGCGGCCACTGGTCGGTCGTGATCGGCTGCACTGCCACCGACTGGATTCACAATGACCCGAACGGTGAGGCGGATCTGATCGGCGGCGGCTACGTCAACCACAGCAATGGCGCCGGCATCGCCTACAGCCGCAAGAACTGGGGCCGCCGCTGGGAGGCCGACGGGCCGGCGACCGGGTGGGCGTTGGATGTGCGGTTGCCGTAG